ATTAAAGGCAAAACTGACCAGAGCGTCAAAAGAGCCTTGACGGCCAGATACGCCGGGAACAAGTCGAAGAACACCACGTTCAAAAGTCCCGACATCATCACGGAATAGTTCGTCGATCTCCGTCTTGGTCCAAACACGATGGTCTTCTCCTCGCAGCGGGTATTCCTTCCTGATTGCCCCGGTGTAGCCCTCCTTGCGGATCACAGGCAAGCGAATCTGCTCTTGGTACAGGACGTGGCCGTAGCCAATTGTCCAGATGTGGGCAGGGCAAAGGTAGGGTTTACTCCTAAACCCCTCATACTTGTGCATGAGGGCTTCGCCTACCTTGCTCAGCTTCACTTCTTATTCCACTGGCGAGAACCGAACCAGAACCCGATGATGCCACCGAGCATGGCCATCTCGTCACTGGAGAAGATCAGGTCGGAGTAGCGGATCACATCCTCCACGCTGCGGATCAGTTCCGGGTGGTTCCACAGATACCACGCCATGAAGGCGTTGAGCGCGATCAACTCAAGCACGAACAAGTAGGTTACCGTGGGGCGCACCGTGCCGACGTAGTTGGCAACCCAGCGGGATGCCTTCTCCAGAACCTTCTTGTCGTGGTCCAGCGCAGCCTCGGTCATCCGGGCGTCGGTTTCCATCGCCACCTGTTCGGTGCGAATCTCCTCCATCCGAGCCTGGGCGGCAAACCCCGCCGCTGCCAACTGGAGTTCGCGCTCAGTCTGAATCTGCGCCAGACGCAGTTCATGGGCTTGGTCTGCCTTGTTCTGGAAATACTCCATCAACTTGGGCAAGCCCGAGATCAGCAGGCCACCAAGAGTCGAGATCAGTGACAGCATTACTTGTTCCCCTTCAAGAACTTCTCGCGCTCTTCAAGGAGTTTGACCTTCACCTGAAGGTCGTTGATGTCCTTGTAGATTTGCTCTTTCATAATCGCCCTGCGCTCTGCGCTGATGGGGCTGTCAGTGGGCACGCCTTCCTTGGTGATGAGCGCGGGCATCTGCCCTTCAATCTTGGTCAGACGCTCAGAGAAGGATGCCACTTGACCGAGGAGCCAAGCAAGCGCAGCCACCACGATGGGGATGACTGCCTTGAGTACGTCTGACCATGCCATGCTTAACCCCTCTGACTCGTTACCGTGTCGTTGCCGCGAGTCACCATGACCACCTTGTCTTCAACCACCACTTTCATGGGCGGCTCGGAGCGATCCAGCCGGTCGAGTTTGTCGATCAGGCTCTTGATGATGGCCACTTCAGGCTTCTCTTCCTTGGGCGTAGCGCCCGCGATGCCGTTGAGCATGGAGATTAGGGCCGTGAGCGCAGCGCCCAACAAGCCCATGACGGCGGCAATTTTTTCGTTCTCCAACACAACGGAAGACCCGACACCAATCACCACGATGGCCGTGATGTAGGCCAAACCGTGCTTGCCGATGGCTTTGCCCGCAACCTCTTTGGCGCTGCTGTTGGCTTCAAGCCGATTGAGTTCAGCCCGCGCCTGCTCACGCAGCAGGGCGATTTCGTGGTTGATGTTTCGGGTTTCTTCCATGATGGTCAGTACTGTGTTCTAAAGAAAAAAGTCTGCGTCAGTCTTCCAGTCTCAAGCGTGTTGCCAAAGTACCCAGATGCTTTGTGAAATAACGCTCCGCGAAAAAGAACCAATCGATTGAATTCGTTTTCTACTGCCGCCGTCAGCTCCCAGTCCTCTTCTGCGTGCCCGTCATGGAAATCGCCAACGTAGTATTTTTGTTGTGTATTCTTATGCTTATAAAAACCAGTCCCAGTGTTTTTAGGTGCTGCTTCGTTTAAATAGCAAATGGCCGACCACGTGCATTCTGTGTCTGGGTGTATCCACGTTTCATCAGTTTCTAAACATAATTGAAAAGACCCTGAACTTTTACCGGAATCCCAGTCTACAACCTCTCCCCCGTGCGGTTTGATTAAGTTGCTTAAAACGGTTTTTGCGCCTTCACTCCAATAATTAACGGTTCTACGTCCGGGGTATTTACCAGTCAGGTCAAACTTGCAAGTCAAAGCAAATGCTCTTACTTCATTTGGGTTATCGTAAAAACTATCTACAACAATCAAATCTGTAAGCATGCTACGCCGCGTCTATTAAGCCTTGGAAGATATGTGCACGCATGTTGTTCTTGTCGTAGGCATATTCCGTGTTGGGGCCATTTTTGTCAACAAAATGAGTAAACACTTGTCCAAGCAGATAACCTTCAGGCCCGGCGCAAACATCCCGCCAATGTTCAAGATCGCACCCACGATACAGAACGGCGTCTCCGTCTTCAAGTTCGTAAGCAGAATCCACCATCCAGATGGGCCAATTGTAGCCCCCAGTATCTGACAACTTAATGGTCGCCGACACTTCGCACGAAGGGCGGTCGGTATGCTTGTGAAGGACGTTGCCGTTGCGATACAGACGGCGATAGGTGTACGTTGGGATTAGTTCAAGCCCAGTGCACTCTTGCATCCGCTTGTGGACATGCCACATTAGCGCCTCAAACGCCATATCACCATGCTCGGCGCTTATCGACCCAGGAACTTGGTCGTCCCCCCTCGCTGCTCCGTTTGCCATTTGTATTTGCGTAGCAAACCGGAGGTAGTCAAACAGGTACTTGGCGGTCTGCTTGGGGATGAACTCTTTGACCAACACGTAACCTTGTTGGGCAAAAATTTCCTTGGGTGTAAGCATATTCATTTGAATTGTGGTCCTGTAATCCAAGCAACTAGACTGTATCTCACGCCTTTTGTCACGGGCGTTACTTGGTGCAACACATAACTTGGAAACACGCCAACATTCCCAAGACCTCTTGGCGCAACGGTTGGCAACCTCCCATCGTAAAGATTGAGGTCTCCGCCCTCATACTCTGCGGGGTCCGTTAATTGAACAACAACTGACAACTTTCTAACGTTCTTAGAAAATATCTTGTCTATATGTTGATCATATTTGCCATCCGGCGCTTCGTATTTTGTAAACTGCAATCCTTCAGAAAACCCCCAAAGATCAAAATGAAAAAATTGATCGTTAGAAGTATTTACAAAATCTGTTAGTTTTCTATAAAGCCACTCTGTTTTCTCAGATGGCACGAGCCACGACACGTTGCTTTTTCTGATCGATGGGGCTGAATCTAAATTTTCCCCAATCGTGACTGCTCTGGAAGGGTAAAGTGTTTCTCCGAGTTCAATAATCTTCTGGCACTCTTCTTTGGAAAAGACCCCGACAGCAAATGCCCAGTTGCTTACATGGTCGGTTGTCGCCAGAGTATCTTTCAAACCCCAAAATGACATGTGCTAACCCCGTTTTATGTGATGTTGAAGATTCCCACTAAAAACGTGAGTTCCCATGTGCCTGAGCCTGATACTTAAATCTGCATATATTTTTCCGCCGTGGCTTCTCCAAAGGTCACAAAAGTAATAGTCTTCCGATAAATAAAGGCCACCTTCCGTAATTTTTAGAGCAAAAAACTCTTTAATAAACGGGTAGCGTTCTAAACTACGTGCTTCCGCCTCTGGTGCATTAGATGTTTGCAACGTGGCCTCTCTGTAAGAAGAGACCTTGTCTGAGAGTTTTTCAAACACACTGCGGTGAATGCACATAAAGCCAGTCCCGGCGTGCCTTATTTCCACAATGCTATTTTCGTCAACAAAAGACGGCTGCTCAGTGAAGTTGACAACGTATTCGGCGGCGTATTCATGAAGATTGGTTTCCCCTCCAATTGCGGCTTTTTTTACAACGTCCCAATCAATTACTTTTTTGGGATATAACCCGCACATAATGTCTTTTTTGTGGGAAAGAAGTTTTATTACTTCATCACCATTAAATACAATATCAGAATCAATAAATAACAGATATTCAGCGGGGCTTTGTAAAAAATTGTGGACCAGTTTGTTTCTTGCCCTGGTTATTAAACTTTCATTACACAGTTCATTAAAATACAGAACGATTCCCTTGTCTTTAAGTTTGTCAAGCGTGTCTAGTACGCTGACCATATAGCCTCCATAGCAGAGGCCACCATACATGGGGGTTGCAATAAAAACTGATGTCATTTACTGCTTGCCGCCGGTGAAATAGGCCATATCACATTTGCGGGATCGTCAAATTTGTTGCGTATATCTCTAAGTTCTTGGCGATAGAATGTCCATGCTTGCTGCTGTTCGGTGCTATAAGTTGCCCACAAATCTGGCAACACAAAATGATCAGATACAAGCAACAATTGATGCGCTTTTAAAATAACCGCCGCCCACTCAGCCTCAATATCCCGAGGCGGTGGAAGAAATCTAAATCCTGTCCACTGCCACCCAAAATCTACTTGGGGAGGATTTGGTTCCGCAACCGTGGATTCGGGGATCAACACATAACCCTGATGGTAGGCAAACTCTTCGTCAGCCAAAACCATGTTTATAACAATTCCGTTTTCCACAACGGCGTAGCGTTTAATAATTTTTTCCATAGTTATCACCATGAATAAACAACAACTAACCCACCACCACCGGAACCGCCAGGAGCGCCCGTACTACCTTGCGGACCGGCACCGCCACCGCCACCGCCACCGGCTACGTTCCCGCTTGCCCCCGGTGATTGGAGACTCCCGCCACCACCACCCATGAAATACGCGGGGCCTGGAGTTCCAGCAGCGCCGCCGCCACCCTCAAATACGCCGCCTTGCCTACGCCCACCTGCACCGGCACCCGGTGAACCGGAGCCTGGAGACCCAGCACCACCACCCCCGCCACCGTAAAACGAACCCAAGCCATTGACATACCCAGGACCGAAGGCTGTGGTCTGACCACCAGCACCCCCGCCAAACACGCTAAATGCTGCGGCATTAGCTGGTGAAGGTTGTTGAGTTATGCCGCCAAGTATTTGTTGCGAAAAAATAATAGGCGCTTGGCCGGGTGTACCCGGTCCGACGTTGGCCGACATCAAAGCACCGGGTGCCCAAGCAAAGCCCCCTTGCCCGCCATCGCCTCTGCCGCCATAAGCAAAAACGTAGGTTCCAAAATTACTGGTGCCACCGTTGCCGCCTGCGCCGCCAGTTTGCGGACCGCCCGGACTTCCACCCCCACCGCCCGGACCACCAGACCCAACGGTCACAGTCTCAGTTGATCCAAGTTGGGGGGCCACAAAGTATTGGCTAGAGTAACCCCCTCCTCCGCCGCCTTGACCGCCACCATTATTGGCTGAAGGGCTAGGGCTACCCGCACCGCCGCGTCCGCCACCGCCACCGGCCCATACTTCAACGTACACAAACTTAGCGCCAGATGGTTTCGTCCACGTTCCACCAGAAGTAAATTCTTGGACGTTTGCCCCCGCTGCGGCTTGAGAAACCCAAGCGGTGCCATTGGAAGTCAATACGTTGCCGCTAGTACCCGCAGATGTAACTCCGGTACCGCCGTTGGCCACAGGTAAGGTACCAGTTGTGATTGTGGATACGTTTACCCCACCACCAAGCGTAACTGTGCCAGAACCCGTTATGGGGCCACCAGTAAGAGTAAGTCCGTTAATCGGGGCGGGACCATTAGATGTACCAACGGAAGTTACCGTGCCGCCACCGCCAGTTGTAGCAATCGTGATAGAGCCGCTACCGTTAGTAACTGAAATACCTGAACCCGCCGTCAGAGTGGCTTTGGTCAGGGTGTTACCCGTGGTGTTACCAATCAACAACTGGCCATCAGTGAAAGTGGTTTGCCCAGTACCTCCACTAGTTACTGGCAATGTGCCGGTCAAGTTTGAAATCGAGGTGGACGAGATGACCGTAAAGTCAGAGCCGTTCCAAGCAATCAGGGCTTTGTCGCCGTTGGCAATCGTCACACCAGTCGTCGGACCCGCGCCTACTACCTTGACGCCGAAGCCACCCGTGGTTTGATTGATGACCACGTACGCTTTGGATTGCGCGGGGGCCGTGATGGTGCGAAGTACGCTGCGAGACCCCGTGCACAAAAGCACCGCTGACCGAGCCTGATTGGCCGCGCCGTTGGTCGTGGACAGTGTGACGTCAACGTCGGTAGAAAGAGTCGTAGTGCCCGCTACTGCCGAGTCCAACAAACTGGTGATGGAGTCATTGACTGTAGTACCCCACGTACCCGAGAGGTCGCCTGTAGTCGGCAGTGCCAGACCAAGCAACGGTGAAAAATTTGTGACCGCCATTTATTGCTCCTCATTCCGTGTTTATCAAAGTCCAATCGGCGTTCTGAGCGTCGTCAATTAGGCTCCAATAGAACACCCCGAAGTTTCCAACATTACCCATCGCCTGACAACCGGTGACTGCCACGAGTCGCTGACCAACGGCGACACTTCCTGCCGCCCCGGATGCAGACACACCTGAGATTGCCACGGCCTTGACCGGGGCTTCAT